CCACACTTCATAGCCCTTCTTGGCAAGGATTTTCCGCATTGTATTTCTCCAAATATTTAAACAAATATTCCAGTGCCTCTGACTCTCTGTCGAAGCATCGGTACTCACCATCACTATCTATCCATTCCCCTGCCATCTTCTTAGCGAATAACACACACTGATCACCAATGTGTTCCACATACCAGTCATCCACAGTGTTTAATCCACAGTCATTAAGATAGATTTCATGCACCACTTGTTTGCATTTCTTATCATCGACTCTAGTGAGTCGCTCTAGTTCTGCAGGGTGGTTATCTTGCAACAACCCCATCACTGCATACTTAAACATAAACTCTTTATGTTGGTCATCGTCCATGTATTCACTCATTTGAAATCCCTCATGTAAATTGCACCACGCTTAGTGCCTTCGGCATCAGCGAACACTTTCATACCAACAACATCAGCCTTATCCACAACTTGCTCAGTGGCTTTGATGACGAAGCTGTCATACTTATAAGGGTTATAAGTAACTTGTCTGCCTACCATGCTAAGGAATTCATAGTGGCTCTCGACTCTGTCGCCATTGATCCAAGTGCCAGTGACTCCGGCATGGACATTCTTTCGCTTCTCTCGAAGCACTCGCTGTCGCCCTGCCTCACTCACCTTGAACTTGCATCCCTCAAGCAACACAGTGGTGCTGTGAGCCACAACCCTACCCTTTCGGTCACCTTCCAAGGCTTTAATGCTGAAGCATTTCCTATGTAGGTTGAAATATACGAACACTCTCATGTTGTTTCCTTTCAGGAAAGCAAAGTTAATAACCAAAACTTTACAGCTACAAATGCTGCAAAGCAGAGTACACCTATTACATATTCCATATCATTTTCTTTCAGGAAAGAGATTGAATGTGCCATCCAGTGCATCAAACAACAGTGCTTTAGCACAGTTGAGGGTTTGTCTAGCACCCTCATTGTTGCCATGATGTATCTGTTCTTGAACATCAGACAGTAGTCCTGCAATTACCATTGCACCGCCTGTCAGTTTGTAAGTGATCGAATCTTTCATTAAACCTGTAAAGGTTTCAATGTCACATCCAAACATGTTATTTAAATCTTGATTTGAAAGCTTTGCCATGTTGTTTCCTTTCAGGAATTGTGAGCTTCAGCCAGTGCATTTTCACTGTCGATGGTGACAGCATCAAACACCTGTTGCTTCGTGCCTTTGTAGCCCATTCCTTTAAGAATTGCATAGCAAGTCTTGCCCTTAGAAGTCAGACGCATACCTTTCATCTCCAGTTTAAGACCTTGTCTTAAGCAACGAAGACGATAAGCATTGATTTGTTCCGGAGTAGTTAATACCATTTTGTTTCCTTTAGGAAAAGCGAAGCGACTTTGCTTCTGTTAAGACTTGTCTTAGCCCTAACAGAAACCCACTGTCTAGCACCGACCCCAGTGCCACAATGGAGAATGTCTCTCACACATATTATCAACATGATATGTAAGCATGTCCTGTACATTCACCTTGTACAGACTAGGCTAGTCCATAGTGATGACGCTTACCTTGCTAATAGCAAGCATCCTCACCGACACTAGTATCAATTTTTAAAGATCAGAACGACTGAAGCTTTGCTTCACAGCAGGGCTTCACCCTATGGAGAACGCTAGATAACATTCTGCAAAGCCCTAAGGCTTTACGCAAGGCTATCAAATAAGCTCTGCTTATACAACAAATCCTGTCGTATCAAGCTTCGCTTTACCTTTGGCATACAGTCCGACAATGACTTTGTCATCGAGGTGACGAACATCAGAGTTGTCTCCAGAGACAACAGGAATTCCCATAAATGTCATTGGGATATCCTTTTCCTTACGGAAAACAACTGCCATTCTCATGTTGTTTAACAAAGCATTTTCGACATAGGGTTGAAAACCCTCAACACCGGAATAGGAAAATGTAAGGTCATAGTTACTAGGTAACTCAGTGCGGTTTGCAATCTTGGTATAGTCATAGAAGGTAACATCAGGGAAAGCAGCAAATATGTTTACATATTCAGCACCATCAGCATCAGTAAAAGCTACGCTTTCCCATTGAATGTCGCTAGTACCATTCAGTCTGACTAAAGGCTGTAAGCCTTGCTTGTTAGCCTTCTTGATGAGCTTTGCAATATCAACAACTAGTTGTTGCATGAAGCTGTTTCGCTCAGTGAAAAACCATGTGGTTTTGTTGATTCGAGCCAACTGAACAGAGCTGAAAGCTCCCCGTCCTGCACTGTATAAGCAAGCTACATCACATTTGGCAGTCTTTGCCATAGAACAAGTGTTCCACTTGGTAGTGTTAGCCGGAGCTAAATATAAGATTCCAGTTAAGAAACCTAAGGTTTCACCCTTGATGGTTTTGGCATCGGACGACACTGAAAGCAAAGCTTTAGACTTGAACATTTTGTTTCCTTTAGGAAAGTTGTGGCAACATTGCCGTTGAGGTTTCAATTGTAGCGGTATCAAATAACCCTGTCAATTACAGGGCTTTTCTAGTGCCAATAAAGGTCTTACCTTTAAACAACAGGGCTTCATCATAACATCCCATCCATTGCATTGCCTCAGCTTTGCTGAGAGTGTAGTGGGATTTCTTGAATCCGACACCAGTTACTTTGTAACCGAATTTCCTAGCAACTAGTGCCAATGAATCGTCTTTGACGGCATAGACCAATGAAGCAAGTGATGCAAAGAAAAGGGTAGGGATAATATATTCCATGATAGTTCCTTAAGGAAAGTTAAAAATTAAGCTCGGGCTTTGCTCAGTGCCAACAAATCATCGTAACCTGCTTCTTCTGAAGCATATTCATGACCTTTGAGGGCTTCTATGATACGGAGTTCATCACAGAGATAACTTCTGAATTCAGTCATCTCAAAGTCAGAGAATTCCCCTTTTGTTGAGAGAGTCCTAATGAATTTTTGGGTTTTCCGACCCTCAGAATCGTGAAATTCTTCAAGGACATCCCAAAGGATGTCGCCACAGTTATCAAGAACAAGCTTGGCAAGAACCAAAAAGCGAGTTGGATCAGGTTGGTTTTGGTCAACAACTTTCATCTTCATGTCTTTCATTTAATGAATTCAAGAGAAAATACCCTTTTTTCACTAACATGAAAAAGGATATTTTCTCTATTAAATGAAAGACATGGATTCAGGCATGTAGGCGCAGATCTTTCTATATTTAAACAAAAGAAGATGCCAGCAAAGCTGTCATATCTTTTGTGATTATAAATATAGAAAGTAATAGAGAGTTATCCACAACTTGTTCTCGGCTTGGTTTGGCAATCGGTGGATAACCCAGTGTTGTGCTGTGGATAACTTTGGAAATTGAAGGTTGTTGATAACTTTGGTTTTGCTGTGGATAACTTTGGAGGATAAGGGTAGTCTCTAAAGAGGGGTGGTGGATATACCGACCTTTCTGTCGATGGGGTATGCCAAAATATCGTTACTTTTCATAACCATTTTTGACATGGTGAACCGATTTTGAATCAGTATTCAAAGATCTTCTAAGTCCTTGAATTCATTGAAGATATCTTCTTATTGAGTGAATTGCATTCTATGTCTTTGATTCACCTAAGATCTGCAATGCATCGCAGGGCTGCTACGGCTGCAGGGCTGGGCGGCTGCGGGGCGGGGCGTGGGCACGGGGGGGTCGTGCGTTATATGTATATGGCCTCGTCCAAAAATCAGGAAAATAGAGTCTGTTAACCAAACTCCATCTTTGGCAGCTCCCACACCAGCAATAGAAATAATATTTCATAACAAAGACGCAAATGAAACAATCAATCTGCACCGTCAACTATCCAGAAATTGTTAAGTATATTGAACAAAAGCCATTCTACAAAGACGCACATAAAGCTGCACAAACCACTACCTTCCGTACACACAGATGTTAACAAATAAGAACAATTCTCATTGAAGTTTCATGCACTTTAAGACACCCCCATATGGACCATTTACTAAACATCTAACATATCTTGTTATCCCCTACAGAAAAAGCTTGACATTGGTTTCAATATGTGTAAAACTACCCGTACCTGCACCATGTATGCTTTATGTATACAGGCGATACGAAACAAAGTATGAGCTACCTTCCGGCTACAGGTAAAGAAATGAGCTTGCAATCGGCTGCTGAAGAGAAAAGACTCAGAGGAGATAACAAAGGGGCCACTTTGTTGTCTTGCTTTGGACACTGGCATTGGTAACACCTTCCATTGACCAGACTAGACTTGATGTGGGTACTTGTTAAAGACTGTTGCTAAAAGGGTGGGCTAACAACAGTTATAGATGAACACATCCCTTATGGGCTTTCTAGGTGTATGTTCTAGATATTAGTGGTAGTTGTCTGTATTTCACAATGTGATATGTACAGGTATCTACAAGTAATGGTAGTAGTTTCTTCACAGGACTTCTACCGTCAACGCTATAGACATACATTGGGATAGGTTGTTATGTGTAGCAATAAATGCTACCATACCACCTTAGCTAGGCTATGTGTGTTAGCATGAAGCATTATGAACTATTACACCCGACAAGAGCTAGATGACAGAGGTTTAACAAACACATACCCCTACAGTGTGGCTACACAGGCTTCACTAGCGTTACACAGAGGTTATGTAGACAAGATGCATTTATTCCACAGTGATGTTTACTATGTTAGAGCAGCACTGGAGAAAAACACAGGATATGTATTTCCCTTAGACAGAGTTGAAGATGCTATGAGAGCTGAGGGATGGAAAGAACACAGACACTTACCAAAGAAGAAAGAACATGGCTACAAAGAAAAGCACAGTTAATGCAGCAGGTAACTACACCAAGCCTACAATGCGTAAGGCGTTGGTAGCCAGTGTTAAAGCTGGCACTAAGGGTGGTGATGCTGGTGAATGGTCTGCTAGGAAAGCACAGCTTGTAGCAAAGAAGTATAAAGCTGCTGGTGGTGGTTACAAATGAAGCCTTCTCAGAAGTCTTTAAAGGATTGGACAGCCCAGAAGTGGACAACTAAGTCTGGTAAGCCTTCTGCTAAAACAGGAGAGCGTTATCTGCCTGAAGCTGCCATTAAGTCTTTAAGCTCTGCTGAGTATGCAGCCACCACTAAGGCCAAGCGTGAAGGTACAAAGGCTGGTAAGCAGTTTGTTAAACAGCCTAAAGAGATTGCTAAGAAAGTGAGCAAGTTCCGATGATTAAAAAAGGTAGTGAAGAGTTTAGCGGGTATAACAAACCTAAGGCTACACCAAAACATCCTACGAAGAGTCATGCTGTGTTAGCTAAAGATGGTGATACAGTGAAGCTCATTAGGTTTGGACAACAAGGTGTTAGTGGTGCTGGCTCTAGTCCAGACACTCCTAAGGACAAGGCTAGGCAGAAGAGCTTCAAAGCTCGTCATGCTGAGAACATTAACAAGGGTAAGATGTCTGCTGCATATTGGGCAGACAAGGTTAAGTGGTAACTAAAAGGAATAATGATGGCAAGAGATGATGATATGGCAAAGATGATGGCTTCTCTCAAGAAGCTCAATGATGACAGTAAAAGAGAAAACATTGAGAAGCTTAAAAAGTCATCAAGTGAAGCAGATCGTAAGCTTGGTGAAACTTTTGAGAGAGACTTAAAGAACGATACCTCCACTATGCAAAGCACCCGTGAGGGGTATGGCAGACGCATTGGAGCTGATGGTAAGCCTACTGGACCAGAACTTAAAAAGATGGACAATGGTTCCTACCAAGAAGTTAAAGAAGTTAAAGATAAGAAGAAGCTTGCCAAGGGTGGATATGTTAATCAGGGTGTTGGTGCTTCTATGAAGCCCCATAATATGTTTAGTAAAAAAGGAAAGAAATAATATGGCTACCGATGCAGAGAAAGTTAAGATGTACCGTGAGAAGGCTAAGGACACTTCTGTCCCTCAAGAGGTGCGTAACACCTACTTGGACAGGGCCAATGAGCTAGAGCGTAAAGCTTTTGAAGCTACTAAGGTTCCTGAGAAGAAGATGATGTATGGTGGTATGCCTGTTCGAGGTAGCCGTACAGCCACTAATGCAAAGAAGAAGATGATGGGTGGTGGTTATGCTATGCCAGCTAAAACACCAATGATGGCTAAGGGTGGTGCTGTTAAAAAAGCTCCAGCTAAGAAAGGTAAATGATGGCTACTAAGAAAGCGTTTAAACCTTGTGAGGGATGCCCCACACCAGCCAAGTGTAAAGCTGCTGGTAAGTGTATGGCTAAAGAGGGCAAAGAAGGTAAGGGCGGTAAGCCTATGGTGGCTATCATGATTGGTGTTGGTAAGCCAATGAAAGCTAAGAAGAAATAATGGCTACTAAAAAGCAAACAGCTAAAGTTGCTAAGGTGATGGGTGAGTTTAAGGACAAAGGCTTGCACAGTGGTAAAGGTGGCAAGGTTGTTACAAACCCCAAGCAAGCCATTGCTATTGCCTTGTCTGAAGCTAAAGTGAAGCCTAAGAAGAAATGAACAAAGATCCTAAGGTTAGGAGTGTTGGAAAAGTGTTAACAGCGGGATCTGCTAACACTATCTACACTTGTCCTGAGAATTTTGTAGCTAAGATGGTGTTGTTATTTATTGCCAATCATGCAGGTAATAACAAGACTGTTCAGGTTCAATGGAATGATATTAGTGCTAGTGGAACCTATCATATTGTTGGTGGATATACTTTAGCAGCTAATGCCTACCTCAAGCTTGATGGTAGCTATCTTGTTCTTAATCCCGGTGACACTGTCATTGTCACACCAGAGGCTGGTTCAACTATGGATGCCACTATCACTGTAGAAGAACATTATGAACAAGGACTATTTTAATCATGGCTAAAAGAGAACTAAGCGAACAACAGAAGAGATTCATTGAGGTGTTATTTGCTGAGGCTGGGGGCAATCCTCACAAGGCTAGGCAGCTTGCTGGTTATAGCGAAGGCTACAATACCAAAGTCCTTATGGAAGTTCTTAAGGAAGAAGTGATTGAAGCTACACAGCTATACATCGCTATGAACGCCCCTAGAGCAGCTATGGCTGTTGTCAGTGGCATTTCCGATCCTACAGAGCTAGGCTTGAAAGAGAAGCTCAATGCTGCTAAGGATTTGTTAGACAGGGCTGGCTTGGTGAAGACAGAGAAAGTTCAGGTGACAGCACCTAACGGCATCATGATTTTGCCAGCCAAAGACAGCGGTGAGTGATAGAGACTTAGGGGCTTGGATATTGCCACAGCCCAAAGCAAAGGAAACATATGTC